ACGATGAAATTTTCCGTTTTCCTGGTGCAATGGAATTAACATTGGATCCAAAGGGTGAATCAACACCAATCAAAGCAGATGACATCGATTATCACTTCATGAACTCAAACGAAGGGTATGAAGGAAAATTCAAAATCTCTCACATTATTGAAATGTTTGCGACTAAGATTTTGGGTGAAATCAAAGATGCTCAGACGGGTGTTTTGACTGAAAAAGCTGATGCAGAATTCACATCATTTGCCTTGATGTTTGAATTCTCAGGTGACAAGAATAAAACACGTCACG